GTAGAACTGGATGGTCTGCCCGGTGGGGATATAGGTCAGGGTATAGGGCTTCTTGGTCTGCTTCCACAAATGCCGGATGCCCATGCGGTCGATGACGCGGTTGTACTCCGGCCAGACACTGGTGGCGAGGGTGTTGCCCACCTTGCGCAGGACGACCGCGTGGATGTTCGGCACCCGCATCACCAGCAGCACCACCTCGGTGGCGGCAAACGTCGATTTGAGAGAGCCGCGCCCTCCGTCGCCCAGATACTCGTTGTACTCACCCGACCAGATGGCGGTGTGGGCGGCGTAGTATTCAGGGATGATCAGGCTGCTTAGTTTCAGCTGCTGCTTCAGCAGGTTTGGGGGCTGCCGTCTTTGGTATGTCATCCACAAACACCACCTTTCCGTCGTAACCTCTCAGCTCCGGGTGCTCGCTCCAATGCTCCGGGTCACGGTTTTTCAAGAAGAAGCACATTGCGCCCAGATCGCCGCTCTGGGCCTTTTTGAACAGGGCGTTCTCCACGCTGGCCAGTGCCGCCTCCGCGCCTACGCTGAGGGCCTGCTTGATGCGCGGATCCTGCGTGCACCAGCGCCGGAAGGTGCGCACCGGCACGCCAATCTGTTCGCAGATCTCTGCCTGCGTCAGACCGTGCATCGCCAGCCGCTGCAATCGCAGCAGGCCACTGGGGCTGCTCCACTTGCTGATTTGGGATTCTCGTGCCAAGGTTTCACCTCCGTATGAGAAAACGGCACGCACCGGCTCTGCTTCCAGAGCCCTGCGGGCGGAGGATGACCCGTGTGCGTGCCGTTTTGGCTATGAAAAATGCCGGGGCGGGAAAGGAGTAAAAAACCTGCCCCGGCGGGGAATGGTTATTTCAGGCGGACGGCCTTTTCACCGGTGAAGTCCTCCCAGCGCTGGACGATCACGTCCACATAGCGCGGGTCATACTCCATGGTGTAGCACTTCCGGCTCAGCTGCTCGCAGGCGATCAGCGTAGAGCCGCTGCCGCCGAACAGGTCCAGCACGGTCTGGCCGGGCAGGGAGCTGTTCTTGATCAGCCTGCCGCACAGCACCACCGGCTTCATGGTGGGGTGCTCCGCGTTGCGGGGCGGCTTGTCACAGCGGATCACGCTGCTGGGCTTCTGGGTCAGCAGCGCCTGCGCCTTGATGGCCCAGTCCAGCAGCTGATCCTTCTTCATGTGCCGCAGATCGTCCGGCTTTGCATCGTCGATGACGGTGGTCTGGCTGCGGTCGTTGATGAAGTAGTGGTTCGCACCGGGCTTCCAGCCGTACAGGCAGGGCTCGTGCTGCCACTGGTAGTCGCTGTGGCCGAGAACAAGACTGTTCTTGACCCAGACCAGACACCCGTGCAAACCCCAGCCCGCCTCCCGGAACATGGCCCGGAACGCCTCGCCCTCCGTGTCTGCGTGGAAAATGTACGCGCTGGCACCGGTGCGGCAGGCATCGAAGGCCCGGCTGTATGCCTGAAGCAGGAACTGCCGGAACTGGCTCTCCGCCATGTTGTCGTTCTCGATCTTCTTGCCGTTCGAGCCCTGATAATTCACGTTATAGGGCGGGTCGGTGAGCAGCAGATCGGCCAGCTGGCCGTCCATCAGCCGCTCCACGTCCTGCGGGCTGGTGCTGTCGCCGCACATGGCCCGGTGGTCGCCCAGCAGCCAGATGTCACCCCGCTGGGTGATGGGCTGCTCCGGGGGCTCTGCGGTGAAGTCGTCCTCCTTGACCTCCTCGTCGATCTTGATCTGGAGGTTCAGACCGAAGTCGGTCATGTCATATTCGATGCCGGTCAGCTCCTGCACCAGAAGCTGCAGGTCCCACTGGGCAACCTCGCCGGTGGAGTTGTCGGCGATGCGCAGGGCCTTGACCTTTTCCGGGTCAAGCTCTGCGGCTACGATCACCGGCACCTCCTGCAGCTTGAGCCTCCGGGCGGCCTTGTACCGGGTGTGTCCGGCGATGATCACGCCGTCCCTGTCCACGATGATGGGGGACTGGAATCCGAACTCTTTGATGCTGTTGGCCACGGCTTTTGCGGCCTCGTCGTTGCGCCGGGGGTTATTGTCATAGGGGCGGATTTCGTCCAGCCGTTTGTACTCGATTTGGTGTTTCACGCTCTCCATGCAATCCCTCCGGGCAATAAAATAGGCTCTCTGGCAATTGTACCAGAGAGCCTAGGGTAAAAACGTTATGACTTACTTTTTGGCTTTCGCCTTGGTGGTCTTGGGCTTGGCCTTTGTGGTCTTGTCCAGCTTGGCGTAGGGGTCTTTCCAACCATCAGGTTTCTCCCATTCGCCGGTGTGGATTTTCCAGTTGTCTACTGCGTAGGCGCGGGCGTCTCTGCCGTGTTTCCGCCCTTCAGGACTGTTTTCCAACTGAGAAATCAGCTTTTCTGCCTCTTTCGTGATTGCCATGGTAAATCCTCCTTACCAGTTGTTCATGTATGTGGTTGCCCCTGCGACGGTTTTCTTGCTCATGGTAAGCGCGCCTCGGTCAAGCGTCACTATGTATTGACCTGCGGAGCGTGATACTTGGGGGCTGAAGGTGTCGCGGACGATGACATTGCAGCCTCTTGCGGCGGCAAGAATTGGGTACAGGGATTCCTCGTTACGACCATACCCGCGTTTTGCTCCGATGAGCGCCGCATACAGCTTCGGCTTTTGGCGTTTCAGCTGGCGCGCGTCGTTTGCCAAGGTGTACGTTGTGACGAGTTTGGCTTTGCGGTTGAGGAACGCCTTGACCTGATATCTACCATAGCAAGCAGAATCCGCTGCACTGTTGTGTGCCCAGTAAGTTCCTGCACCGGAGTAACCCTCAGAATAGTATGCCGTAGAACCGGTCTGCAGCTGTTGGTTGTAGTGCTTTCCGGGTTTACCTCCAAAGTTTTTGTCCGCGTGGTACATGGACTCTTCACCGGCTTTTTTCCGGGCTTTTTCGTAGGCTGCGTCGGTGAGTAGCTCCGGTTTGTTTGTGGCCCAGCCGATTTCAGCCATGTAACGCTGCACAAAACAGTCGCGCTGAGAGCCATCCGTTGCAATGGCCTGCTTTTCAACCGCCGCTACGGTATCCGCTGCATCCTGATCACTCATCTGCATCAGGGCCGCCGGGTTGCCTTTGATCTGTTCCAGCAGCTGCTGCTCCCGGGTCTGGGATGCTGCCGCTGCTTTCGCTGCACCTCCTGCACCGCCGCCTCCGCCCATGCCGTGGCTGCCGCCCATACTTCCGCCTCTGCCGCCCATGTGAATCCTCCCTTGGCCGTGAATTTCTCGGTCAAGGGTAACATGAAAAGCAGGGGCAAAACGTTATGATTTACTTTTTCTTGGGTTTCGCCTTGGTGGTTTTCTTCTTGCTGGCGGGCTTCTCCATGCTCAGATTAGGGAAGGGGTAGGGGGAAGCCGGAGTGTCGAGGGGCCGGAATTTCTGCTCTGCCGCTTCGATCTCTTTCCGCTTCTTTGCGGAAACCTTTGCTTTTGCCATAGTGAGATACCTCCAGATTGATTTTACCACACTTCGATTTCCAGTTCAATCACGCGCTTGCCGGAACCGTAGGTGCGGGACGGGCCGGTGTGGGTAGAACGGACACCGGTGATCTTGTGATGGGTGCCAACGGCAAGAACGGCCTCCGACTGACTGGGCTGGATGAAGGCCGCCCGGGTGCTCTTGGCGGTGTGATACCGGATCAGCACCTCACGGTTGCCGGAAACGGAGCCGCCCTGCCCATGCTTGCCTGCACTGCGGCTGCCGCCGGGCTGCGGCCAGAAGGGGTTGTCACGGCTGTCGTAGGCGGTGGATTCCAGGCAGTCGTTCGTCCAGGTCTTACCCACCAGCGCCTTGCGCAGCTGGCTGTCGCTCATGCTCTGGTAGTTGTTGACCTTCAGGCGCTTCAGGAAGTCGTCGTGGTCGGCGCGGTACAGGGTGGTCTCCTGCCCGATGGGCTTTGCCAGCTTGTCCACTGCGTCCATCATGGCCTGCTGCCGTGCGGTCAATGGCAGCTTATTGGCGGCTGCCCAGTTGGCGTTCTGGCTCAGGGCCTTGCCGTTGCTCTGCATGACCGGATTGATGTAGTCGGTCACGCCTGCTGCCAGCGCCGGGTCGCGCATCATCTGCCGCTGCGCGGCGCTCTCCATCGCGGAGACCTGCTGCGGGGTCAGATGGCCGAAGCCGTTTGCGCCGGTGGGTGGGCCTGCCTGCTGGGGCGCTGCCTGAGCTGCCGGTGCTGCTTGAATCGTGGGCATCGCCTGTGCGGCTGCTGCGGGCGCTCCTGCGCCGCCTCCCATGCCCTGGGAACCTCTCATGCTGCTGCCTCTGCCGCCCATCACTGCGCCTCCTCTCTGGCCCTTACGCGGGTCGCCATGTTGTGCGGGAATGCCTGCCACGGGATGCTGTGCTCCCGCAGCAGTGCTGCCATTGCAGGCGGCGTTTTGCCGTAGACCAGAATCTCGGACGGCTCGGTCTGCCGGATCAGCTCTTTCAG